ACACTCAAGACATCTTTAAATTATTTTTAAACTATTTACACTTTAGGGGTTGACAGATGGCACAAAGTGGTGTATAATATATCTTAGAGATATCTTAAAAAACAATACTTAAAGATTCTTTATAAGTAGTTTATAATGATATTGTTATAGAAGTATTGTTATAGATATTCTTTAATAGATATTATATATATATTATTTATAACTATTAATAAACAATGTAATAATATATATCTTATAAAGTCTTTAAAGATACTCTTAAAGGCGGGGGTTGTTTTGTTTTGTTAGACCATACGGAGTTTTTAATTATGTCATTACCTCAGACTATGCTAGATAAGAAAAGAAACTATACAGATAAGCAAGAGTCTTTCTTAAATGCTCTGTATGATTCTAAAACAGGAGACATCAGACAAGCTATGGATGTAGCTGGGTACAAACAAGATGCACCTTCTACATTCTTACTCAGGTCTCTCTCAGAAGAGATACTAGAGATAGCTACATTTATGCTAACAAAGAATGCACCCAAGGCTGCTTCTAAGATTGTAGATATCATAACCAGTGATACACCTATACCACAAGTAAACCAGAAACTACAAGCAGCTCAGACTTTGTTAGACAGAGTAGGTATCATTAAAGAACAAAAACTAAATGTAGAACACAATGTATCTGGTGGGATATTCATAATGCCCGCGAAAGATGAGATAGATGTAGAAGCAATAGAAGCAGAGGAGGTAGACTATGAGCCTACTCACTAAGCAAGGAGATGTCTTCGTAAAGCTCAGAGGTTCTACTATACCTTTTGGATATGAATCTGTAGAGGGTAGCTCAGGATATGCAAAGCCTCTCCTCAAACAACTGGAAGCTTTGGAGGATGCCAAGGGTTACATTAGAGATGGTGCATTCTCATACAGAGAAGCAGCTAACTGGTTAGAAGCTGTAACAGGTAGAAGTATATCTGGACAAGGACTACACAAGATGATAGCCAAAGAGAAAGCTACAGATGTCTGATAAGAAATCAAAGAGTAGACGAGGTATAACCAACAAGAACATTCCTAAGATTACTATCGAGGAATGCAAGGAGAAGTATCCTGAGTTAGATATAGCTACTCTTGATGTATGGAAGAATAAATATGTTAGATGTAAGTTAGACGGTACACCTAGAAAGAAGAGAGGTTTCAAGAAAGGAGTAAAGAGGAAGTACACTAAGTCTACATACCAAGACTCTATGAAGTCTAGACATCAAGGACAACTAAAAAGAAAAGAAGCAACAAGAAAGATTAAGGATGCTGCTAACAATAAATCAGTATCTAGATTAATAGATGAACAAACTATAACTTCATCTACTGGACAAGACGATGTAAATGTTGTATTCAAACCAAACAAAGGACCACAAACAGAATTCCTAGCTGCCCCAGAAAAGGATGTACTATATGGCGGTGCAGCTGGTGGTGGTAAGTCCTATGCTATGTTAGTCGACCCACTAAGATACGCACACAGGAATGCACACAGAGCACTTATCCTTAGACGTTCTATGCCAGAACTACGGGAACTAATAGACAAGTCAAGAGAACTATACCCCAAAGCATTCAAGGGTTGTAAGTTTAAAGAAGTAGATAAGATATGGAAGTTCCCGTCAGGAGCTACCATACAGTTTAGTTTCTTAGATAGAGATGCTGATGTATATAAGTTCCAAGGACAAGCATACTCTTGGATAGGATTTGATGAGATAACCCACCTACCCACTGAGTTTGCGTGGAACTATCTAGCCTCTCGTCTTCGTACTACAGACCCAGAGATACAAACATATATGAGATGTACTGCTAACCCTGGTGGTAGTGGTGCTCATTGGGTAAAGAAAAGATACATAGAACCTTCTCCTGCTAACGAATCATTCCTCGGTAAGGACGGAGTAATAAGAAAGTTCATTCCTGCTTTGTTAGAAGATAACCCTTATCTAGCTACCACAGACTACAGGAAGATGTTAGCATCCCTACCTCCTGTACAACGTAAGCAACCAACGAAGGTGCAGCCTTTGTAGAGTTTGATACATCCATACACGTTATCCCACCATTTGATATACCACCTAGTTGGACTAGACTCAAAGGAGTTGACTATGGTTATGCTGCAGAGTCAGCAGTTATCTGGGCAGCTGTAGACCCCAGTGATGAAACATTAATCATATACAGAGAACTATATCAAAAGGGACTAACAGGTGATGACCTAGCAGAAAGAATAACTGCCTACGAAGAAGGAGATGCTTACTCTATACCTGGTGTGTTAGACACCGCAGCGTGGAACAGGACTGGTTATACAGGACCTACTATAGGTGAGATACTTGTTAGAGCAGGACACAAGCTAAGACCAGCAGATAAGAATAGACTAGCAGGTAAAGTACAGATACACGAAAGACTTAAACCTAACAAGACAGATGGTAGACCTAAGATGCAAATCTTTAATAGCTGTCCTAACCTTATCAGAGAACTACAAACAATACCCATAGATAAAACTAGACCAGAGGATGTAGATACTAAAGCAGCAGACCACGCATACGATGCACTAAGGTATTTAATTATGTCTAGACCAAGAGTATCAGCCTTTGATGAGATGTTTGAGTTCAAGAAGAACCTAGACATCCACGCAATGTCCGATGACATCTTTGGTTACTAATCCATTTATGCGGAACACTAAAAACTATTTTCAAACTATTTTGCATTTAGGGGTTGACAAAACCGTAAAACAGGTGTATAATAGACATACTAGTTATAACTGCATCTACAAGAATGGCTGAAGATATAAAATTAAATATTAATGAATCTGAAACACCATTCATCTCTGCAGATGAGATGGCTTCTCCAGAGGGAACTCCTGAAGTAGAGAACCAAGTATTCGTATCTAACCTAGCTGCATTAGTAGAAGAGAGATTCAATACAGCAGAGAGAGGAAGACAAGACGATGAACGTAGGTGGTTAGACGCATACCACAATTATCGTGGCGTATATAACAAACAAGTTAAGTTCAAAGAGAATGAGAAGTCTAAAGTATTCATCAAGGTTACTAAGACTAAAGTACTAGCTGCTTATGGACAACTAATAGATGTAGTATTCTCAGGTACTAAGTTCCCTATTCAGATTCAAGAGACTAGAGTACCAGAAGGTATTACAGAGTACGCCCACCTAAATCCTCTACAAGAAAAAACAGGTAGTCCTATGGATGCCTCACCAGAGATAGAAGGTAACTTAGACTACGTACCTGGTGAAGGTGTAACAGAAGATAACGTAGGAAACTTTAGTCCTTTTGATGTGGGCTTTGAAGGTGATGGTCAGACGTTAGCACCAGGAGCAATCCAAACTGATTCAGATAAATTCTTAGGTTCTCTCGAAGAAGAGTATAAGAATAAAGATGACGAAGTAGTAGTACAGCAAGGTGCAGCACGCTCACCTGAAATGCCACAGATACAACCAGCTCAGATAGCTGCACGTAGAATGGAGAAATTAATCCACGACCAGATTGAAGAATCTAACGGTGCAACAGAATTAAGAAACGCAATCTTTGAAGCGGTACTATTAGGTACTGGTATTATCAAAGGACCATTTAACTATAATAAGACACTACATAAGTGGACTACAAGTGAAGAAGGTAATAGACAATACACACCTGAAGAAGTAAGAGTACCACGCTTAGAGTTTGTTAGTGCTTGGGATTTCTACCCAGACCCTAACTCTACAGAGATGGAAGAAGCTGAGTGGGCTATACACAGACACAAGTATAACAAGTCCCAACTAAGAGCGTTAATGAAACGTCCTTTCTTTAGCAAGAAGAAGATATCTGAATGTATTAAACAAGGATACAATTATCAGAAGCGTTCATTTGAAAACGAGATTAAGTTAGATAATAACTCTAGCTTCTCAGATACAGAAAGATTTGAAGTACTAGAATACTGGGGCGTTATGGATGCCGAGTATGCTAGAGAAGCAGGATTAGACATTGATGATTCTGTCGATGACTTAGAAGAGATTCAAGTAAATGCTTGGATATGTATGGGTAAGATTATTAGGTTAGTCGGCAACCCATTCAAACCAAGTAGACTACCGTATAACGCAGTACCATATGAAAAGAACCCATACTCCTTCTGGGGTGTAGGTGTACCAGAGAATATGGAAGACTCACAACAGATTATGAATGGTCACGCAAGAATGGCTATTGATAACTTAGCGTTAGCTGGTTCGTTAGTCTTTGATATAGATGAAGCTGCTTTAGTAGCAGGACAATCAATGGATATCTACCCAGGTAAGATATTCAAAAGACAAGCAGGTATGCCTGGTCAGTCAATATATGGGTTGAAGTTTCCCAATACTGCACCAGAGAATATGCAGATGTTTGATAGGTTCAGACAACTTGCTGATGAGTCCACTGGAATCCCATCGTATTCACACGGCAACACAGGTGTACAAGGTATGACACGTACTGCATCTGGTATGTCTATGTTGATGGGTGCAGCTTCACTAAATATAAAAACAGTAGTAAAGAACCTTGATGACTTTCTACTTAAACCATTAGGTGTTGCATTCTACCAATGGAATATGCAATTTTATGAAGGAGAATTAAATGTCGTTGGCGACCTCGAAATTAAAGCTACAGGAACTAGTTCTCTTATGCAGAAAGAAGTTAGGTCTCAAAGACTTACTACATTCCTTCAATCAGTTCAGAACCCAGCTGTTGCTCCGTTTGTTAAGATATCTAAAATCATTCAAGAGCTGGCTTACAGCCTTGACTTCGACCCTGACGAAATAATCAACTCACCTGAAGAGGCGGCAATCTATGCAGAAATTATCGGACTTCAAAATCAACAGCAACCACCTGGAACAAATGGTCAACAACCCCCTATGGGTGAAGGTGGAGGAGTACCTGGAGGTGGAGCAAGTCAAGGTGTTACAGGCAATGGCGATGGCACAATCGGAACAGGAAATGTACCGATGCCAGGGGAAAGTGAATTTAGTCAAGCAGCTCCTCCTACTGCGTAACAACATAACGAGTAAGTAATGGGCATAGCAACTAAGAGAGATGAATTACGGAGAGCTTGCTTGGCAGGTATTACGGAGGCGTGTGAACTAATGAAAGATAAACAAGTATTTGCAGAAGGTGGTCTGATGGAAGACTCATCAAGACTCTGGAGAATGGAATCTCAATATCCAGAATTTCAAAAAGGTATCTCTAGTAGAGTAACTAAAGAACAAGTACCGACAACACCAGTAGAGGAACAATTTATGTACAGTCCAACACAACAAGGATATGCAGAAGGCGGTTCTGTATATGATGAAACAGGTTCTATGTTAGCTCCTGAAGTACCGTTAGACTTTCAAGATGGAATGCCAGGCGATATGCCAATGGATATGCCAGGCGATATGCCAATGAACGAAGGTACAGGTGAAGTTTTAACACCAGAAGAAACAGAAGTATTTAGTCAAGCATTATCTGACTACC